GGGGGAATGATGACTTATCAATACTGAATGACATCTCAGCAAAAGCGTTTGTTCCGCTATCGCCAAGTGCTTCACTTTGAGCAGTTGTCATACCAGTTGCGAATGTGTAAGTTCCAGCAGAAGGGCTGTCATTAAGAGCAGCAGGATTGCTTTCACTTGCACCAATGTCGCCGGGACCTGAAGTTGTACCAGCAGCGTTCTGGTTCGAGAAGTCACCAGAGAAACCGTTTGCAGCTGCGCCGGTTGTCTCATCGACCAATGCTTCTTCACCATCCATCGAAGCATGACGGGCACGCATTGCAAAGATAAGTCCTGTTGGACCTGTCATTGGTTGAACGCCACACACATCATATGCGATAAGATTTGGCATTGCACGACGAACTAGTGAGATCAAAATTGGGTCCCAATTTGATACGCCGGACACATTACCTGTAGGAACGGATTCCGAAAGGAATGCTGAATCTTCTCTTAGAGCTTTTTCTTGGTTTTCGAGGATAACAGTGGTAACAGACCGCTTATAGGCATCTTCGATCCTTGGAAGATCGGGATGTTCTAGGACTGGCGACCACTTTTCTTGTAGATGTTCTGCTTGAAACATTTGTTTCTCCTTTGTTTTTATTACATCTATTTATTATAATATTAAACTTAGCGCCCGTTAATACGAGTCTCGACACGACCAATAGCAGACAAGTATGCCTTCATTGTATCACTCGTATCAATGTCCTGTGCGGCGCTTCCGTAGTCATCTTCATCATGAATAAAAGTCTCTTCTAGGTTTTCAACTTTTGGAAAATAGTTTTCCTTTAGGGTGTCGAGTTTGGCACGGAAACCAGCTTCATCCCCAAAGTCAACATCTTCTACTAGAGAGGCAAACTTCTCAACTTCTGTATCAGTCAAATCAGAAGCAACTTCTGCAATGACCTGTTCCCGAACCAATTCAGAGTTCGTAGAATTCATTTGGATATTAGATTCCATAGTTGAATTCAACTGCTCTTCCAGTTCAGCAATTTTTTCAGACTGTGCTTCCAGAACGTCATATCTTTCGTCTGGAACGTCAATGTAATGATCTTCAAACAACTGTTTCAAACCAGAAATAAAGTCTTCAGCAATCTCACCTTTGAGTCCACGCTCAATTGCTAACTCATTTTCTTTCATCCATTCCTCAACAACATAATCGAGGTATTGATCTACTTTTTCTGCAAGTGACTGTTTATACTCATCGACTTCTTCAGCAATTGCAATTTGTTGCTCTTCTACAATTCGTGTAACTTCTTCACGGGTCTTTGATTTAACGGCCGCTTCAAAGATTGTTGCGGCTTTCTGCATGAATTCTTCAGAAAGGTCTTCGCCTGCTACCAAAGCTTCAACGTCAGCAGTGATATCAATGTTCTGAATATGCATCTCTACAGCTTCAGCGACTTCATCTTCCTTTTTTTCTTCATCATCATGCATACCATTCATCATGGAGCCATATGCAGCATAAAGGTTTTCTTTATTCATGCCCATCATCTTCTTATCCATAGCAGCCATGAGTTCTTTTTTGCTCATTTTTTTATCTTCGTCTTCTTCTTCGACTTCTTCTTCGTCGTCGTCGTCTTCTTCATCTTCTTCGTCGTCTTTGTGAGCGGCTTCCTTGACTTTTTTCATTTTTTGTATTGGGTCAGGCTTACCTTCACCTTTTTGTTGTGCATCACCAGAAACTTCTGATGCTTTATCAGCAGCAATATCAGTTGGCGAACTAGCTGCATCAGGCTCAACAACGGCTTTACCGCCATCTTGAATTTCAGCATTACCAACTGCTTTTAGTTTTTTCTTTCCCTCGGCAGGAACAGAACCCTTTTTCGGGGCATCAGCATCAGAAGCTTCTTCAAGTTCAGCTAATACCTCCGCTTCGAGTTCCTCAATTGTTTGATCTAATTCAGACATAGGAAGTCTCCTTTTTGTTAAATATTATTTATAACTTATAATTTCTTGAGGAATTTAGCAAACTCCAATGCTTCCATATTTGCTTGCCTTTGACGCTTTTTAACATCAAATTTCTTTTTCACTTCTGCAACATGTGCTTCAATTAACGAACCATTGTTCCAAACCCATTCTCTCCCCTCCATAACACCTTCTACAAAAGCGTTTGGAGCAGATGGGTCTGCAACAATATCAGCAGCAGCCGCAAGGTAAAAATCATCTCTCACATACTTGGCACCATTCCTCTCGTCCAAGCTTCCCATGCCTCTAGATGAAACACCTAATTTGGTTCCCTCGTCCATTAAAGTTTTGACGATTTTACCCATAGGTGTTTCTAAAATACGAGCCTCACCAACAACATCACTACCATCTGGTTTTAATGATGTAACTAGGTGAGAGACTCTTTCAAGGTTGACTGTTGGACCTTCTGGATGACCTAACTCACCAAATGCCCTATTTTCGTCAACAAATTTCTTATTATAGTTAGCAACTTCTTTCATCAACACATCTTTAGGGTAAATACGACCATTACGGTTCTTGATATCACCCTGCATAAAGATGCCACGAATCTTGTAATCTTTCTTACCGTTTTCTTTCTCTTCGCAGATGTATTCTACATCTTGAATTGATTCTGAAATTAATTTTATATTCATGCGCCCGGATGTCCTTGTGCAACTTCTTCAACATAAACAGCGCCGTCACTACTGGCAGTTTCATTGATTACTGAAATACGGAATTCGGTCTCGGCTCTATCATAAAGAAGAAAGCCCGGATCATCTGCTGTTCCAGATTCTAATAGTATCCCGTTTGCTCCTGTATCATCATCATTCTGTGCTACAGGAACTCCAGAAGCAAATCGTAGTGCCCGTTCTACATCAGGAACTACTGTTGTTGAGGTGTTTGCTTTTAAATAAAATCCATTTGTGGAAGATGCCGTAGGATAATCATCTGAAATAAGAAAAAGAACATCATTGCCGCCAAACTCTGTTACTCTGTATGAGGAAGATGGGGATAATTTGCCAATGATAGCTTCATGTGCTGCGTCATCAGCTGTCTGTGCTGCTGTAACTGTGCCAGCAACTCGTAATGTTTTAAATGACATACCCTACTCCTATGTTGATAACATTTCTTTTTCAAAGTATCTCATCAGTTCTTTTTCAGTAACACCGAACTTTTTTGATACTTCTCTTATAGTTTTCTCAAAAGTATTTAGGAAATCTGAAGGTTTAGCATCCATGATTTTGAAGATAGAATCAACAGATTTCCGCATTTTAGGAGACAATTTCTTGTATTCCTTTGATGCTTTGTGTTCATCTCTTTCAAAAACTGTGGTTTGATAAACTTCATTCAGTTTCTTTAGCATTGTTAACCTTATTGTTGACAAAAGAATTAGCTAATTCTTTTCTATTGGACTCCAATGAGCCACCTACTTTATTCATCATAGCATCTGAAAATTGGGTTTCTGCTTTTATATTATCACCAGATTCAATGGCATCTACAATTGATCTACTCATTTTCTACTCCTGTGGCTCTTGTTTTGGTTCTTCTGGAGGCTGTTCTTGTGGATTGTATGTTGTACTATCCTCTGCATCTCCCGGTTCGCCAACCTTACCTTGTGCAGTATCATCTCTCCTAATACCACCATGAGCATCAGGAAGATTTATACCACCATCTTCTGGGTCCATACCAGACTCTTTATTTATCTCTTTCTGCATTTCCTCAATTTCAATTTCAGTTAATCGTAAAACATTCTTTTGTACCCACGTCTTGCTGAAGAATGTGCCAATATATGCTTCTACTTGATTCAAAGTATTAATTCTATCATTAAGAAGTTCTGCTTCTTTCAACTCTGCAAAATGGCCATCAGCCAAGAAATCATATTGAATATGTTCTTGAATATTTTTCCAATCATCAGGCGATATAACACCCTTCAATAAAAGTTGTGTTTTTAGAATATCAGTGAATAATGGAACAAACTTCTTTCGTATTCTTTGTACAAACTTAGTAAATTTAAGTTCATCTCTAGTGATTTCAGTAGAACGACCAAGAGTGAACTGAGATTCTGCTTCTAATCTTGAAATAGGAACATTCAATGACCTAAACAGTTTTCTTTGGAAGTATACAATATCGTCAATCTCACCAAGATTTTGACCACCGGGAAGTGTTGTAATCTCTGTGCCTCTACCACCTTCTCGACGTGGGAGCCAGAAATCTTCCAGCATACTCATATGATTTCTATCATCACGAACTTCACCAGTTGTAGCATCATATACTAACTTGTTACGATAACGATTCATAACATCTTTAAGATATTGTTCTGCCTTTACCTTTGGTAGATTGCCGACATCAATGTAAAATATTCTACGCTCTGGTGCCCGTGAGATACGATAGATTACCAAAGAATCCTCAACCATTCTCAACTGGTTTACAGGTTTAATTGCTTTGTGGAGATATGACAGTACTCTACCACCATTACCATCAATCACACCAGAAGGAACATAAGTGATAGCGTCTGGATGAATTTGAATCCCTTGACTAGCTCCTGTTGAACCTAATCCTTTTTCATTGTAAAGAAAGAACTCTTGAACTTTTTTAATTTTATCGACACCAGTTTTTACATCTTTTTCTTTTTCAATTTTTCTTACTTTTTTAATTTTAGTGGCATCAATATATCTAAGTTCAGTTATTCCTTTTCTTGGTGTTTTTTGGTCAATGATTTTATGAAAATAAATGCGCCCATCAACATACCATCTACGGAAAAGGTCATGACCTTTTTCTTCAAACTTGAGAAGACGTAAGACTTCATCAAATTCTTCTGTAATTGTTTTTTTGATTTTACTTGAATATGGAATATTGTCTAGGACAATTTGAACAGCAATATCTCTTTCGTTTGCAACAATACCTTCATTTATAATATCTTCAATAGCAGTATCGCATTCTGATTGTTGTGCAATGTCTCTATACCGACGAATCAAATCTAAGTCAGTCTTTTCCCTTCCATCAGTATTTAGATAGGAAGCACCGAATCCGCCACCAGCTATGTCTACTGCACCATCATCAGAGGTTGGGGCGGTAAAAGATGTACCGCCCTCTTCCTCCTTAGATTTGCTTATTTTGTATCCAAAAAGTTCTGCCATAATAACTCCTACTAATTCTTACCTATATTTAGTAGGTTTAATATT